TGCTTGCGTGCCCCGCTTCCGTGAGGACATTCCTGTTATGGTGTACTTTCGTGCGCTGGGGATTCGGACTGACGCGGAGGTCGCCCGACTGGTCTGGGGGAACCTCGATGACCCCCACGTCGACCTCTTGGGAGCTTCGTTCCGTGAGTGTGCAGAGCTAGGCGTCTTCTCGCAGGAGGAGGCCATCACCTTCTTGGCCGGCAACCTGCAGTACGGTACGACGCAGGAGGACAAGAACGCGTATGTCCGCCAGCTCCTCACGACCGAGTATCTGCCCCACGTCAAGTTTGCGGGGGAGGCCGTCGCACCGTCTGTCCACAATTCCCGCAAGGCCCTCCTGACCGCGAGCATGATCCGTCGCCTCCTCCTCACCGATCAGGGGCAGGTCCAGCTCGATGACCGCGATGCCTACCCGAACAAGCGTGTCGTCACGACCGGTGCGCTCCTGACCCATCTCTTCCGCCAGCTCTTCCAGAAGGTGTGCAATGACACCCGCAATGAGTTCGTCCAGGAGGTCAACAATGATGCCTGGAAGAAGGGAGAGAACGGCCCTCGCCCGATGGAGATCCTCAACATCAACAACCTCTACAAGATCCTCAAGCTCTCGACGATCGAGGGCAAGCTGAAGCAGGCGCTCGCGACGGGCAACTTCACGGTCCAGGGTCTCGGGACGTCGTCCTCCACGTCGCTGTCGAATGCGACCAAGGTCGGTGTGTCGCAGGTGCTCGCCCGCATGTCCTACTCTGCGACGCTGTCCCATCTCCGCCGCATCCAGACGCCGGTGGAGAAGTCAGGCAAGCTGCTGGCGCCCCGCAAGCTGCACGGCACGTCGTGGGGGTTCGTCTGCCCCGTGGAGACGCCGGAGGGCCATTCGGTCGGCATTGTCAAGACCATGAGTCTGCTCGCGAGTGTCACTCAGCACATTCCCAGCATGACCGTCCTCCACTTCCTCCAAGAGTGCCCGGGGATTGACTGGGTCCGCGAACCAATGGTTCACTCCGGGACGGCGATCACGGTGAACGGCGTCATCGTCGGCTATACGCAGGACCCGAAGGCGCTCACCGATACTCTGCGCGCTGCCAAGCACTCGTTCCGTCTCCACCCGCACCTCTCCATTGCCTGGTACACGCTTCTGAACAACATCATCATCGAGACCGACAGCGGACGTCTGGTTCGCCCCGTGGTTCGCGTGGGCTGCCCGATGGCCGCACCCGGTTCGGACTGGACCACGTGGCTCAAGACCTGCCTCGAGTACATCGATGCCTCGGAGACGGAGACGCTCCGGATTGCGTCCAGCCGTGCGGAGTGCACGCCGCAGCACACGCACTACGAGCTCCATCCCAGTCTCATCCTCGGGCAGATGGCGGCGAGTATCCCGCTCTCGGATCACAACCAGTCGCCCCGCAACACCTATCAGTCGGCCATGGGCAAGCAGTCGATGTGCGTGTACGCTGGCAACTACGCCAAGCGCCTCGACAAGAACGGCTACATGCTCTGCTCTCTCAGTCGCCCGATCGTGGAGACGCGCTCGATGAACATCCTCAAGATGCACGAGATGCCCGCCGGCATGAACGCGATTGTTGCCATCGCCTGCTACGGAGGCTACAATCAGGAGGACTCGATCATCATGAACCGGTCCAGCGTGAACCGCGGGTTCATGCGCGGTCTCTACTACACGATGTACAAGGACGAGGAGCACCGCAATGTGACCTCGGGCCGTGAGGAGAAGTTCATGAAGCCGCAGAAGCACGCGACGCGCAAATACAAGAACAGCTCGTACGCTGCGATCGGGGAGAATGGTCTCCCCATCCTGAATGCGACGCTTCAGGAGAACGATGTTGTGATCGGCAAGGTCGTCAACCTTCGCAACGACACGGCGGGCTACGCCTACCGCGATGCGAGCACGACCCACAAGAACACGGAGCCCTGCCGGATTGATGGAGTCTGGCAGGACAAGAACTCAGATGGCTATCCGTTCATCAAGGTCCGCGTGGTCTCGGAACGCATTCCCCAGATCGGCGACAAGTTCTCCTCCCGCCACGGGCAGAAGGGAACTGTTGGAATGCTCCTCGAAGAGCAGGACATGCCGTTCACGGCCAGCGGTCTGCGTCCCGATCTCATCATGAACCCGCACGCAGTTCCGTCCCGTATGACGATTGCGCAGTTGATGGAGAACATCTTCGGCAAGATCGGTGTGCGCAAGGGAACGCTGGGCGATGGAACGCCGTATGACCACATGAAAGTCGAAGACCTGCGGAAGCATATGCAGGACCTCGGTCTTCACTCCTACGGAAATGAGATGCTCTACAATGGGCAGACGGGCGAGATGATGGAGGCCGAGATCTTCATGGGACCGACGTTCTATCAGCGCCTGAAACACATGGTGATCGACAAGAAGCATTCTCGTGCACGCGGACCCATCGTAAGCCTCACCCGCCAGCCGTGTGAGGGCAGGGCGAGGGATGGGGGTCTCCGCGTTGGAGAAATGGAGCGGGATTGTATGTTGTCGCACGGTGTGGCGGCGTTCACCAAGGAACGCCTGATGGATGTGTCAGACCCGTTCCCAACGGGCATCTGCAAGACGTGCGGAACGCTGGCGGTTGTCAACGAACTCGAGGGGATCTACTCCTGTGGAGCGTGTGGGAATCAGACGGAGTTCGTCACGAAGACGATTCCGTATGCGATGAAGCTCTGGGTTCAGGAACTCGAAGCTATGCATATCGTCCCCCGGATGGTCCTTCAATAGTCGGATCCTCGGGAGGACGACGAATGGTGAGGGCGGAGGCAGAGGGAACGCTGTTCTCCAAAATGAGTGTGAGATCGGTATCAGAGCGTGAGGGCTTCATCCTCGGAGGAAGGGCGGTCCGCCAGGCATAGCCAAGGGCGCAGGCGGCACAGATCGCAAGGCCAATCCCAGCGCACGCAGCAAGAGCGGTATCGGTCGTATCCATTTACGTTTAGGATACAGAGAGCCTGTAAGTTATGTACTACCTGAAGACAGAGTCCCTTCATACCGAGACCCCTGTGTATCAAAAGCTGGAGGGTGGAGACAACACCTTCTTTTTTGCCGATGCGCGTGTGGCAAAGGATTACGCGACAACTGGACTCTATGAGCGGGATGTCATTCGGTGGACGTGTGACAGCCTCCTTCCGTCGGGGAAAGACTTCATCGACATCGGGGCCCACCACGGAATCTATACAGTGGAGATGGCGAAGAAGGGGCATGTCCATGCGTTTGAATGTTCGCCGAAGTCGTTCAATTATCTGTGCGCCAACCTCGCCCTTCGGGATCTTCACTACAAGGTTACGACGCACAACGTCGCGCTTGGACCCACTGCTGGGACGACGTCCTATTACATTCGCGATCCCAAGGACGGGGGTGGAAACGGAGTGTGCTCCTTTGACTACGATACACAGCGACAGACTCCGTCGATTCAGGTTCCGATGCAGACGCTGGACTCCTTTGACCTGACAAACATCGGCTTCGTCAAGATTGACGTTGAGGGATACGAACTCGAGGTTCTGAAGGGAGCCGAAGAGACCTTGAAGCGGAATGGATATCCCAAGATCCTCTTTGAATCGTGGCGCCCGGCCCAAGAGGCCCTCGGATTCCCCTCTGTCGCGCTCAGGACTGCGCTGTTCGAGTGGCTTCGGTCTCGCGGATATCGGATCATTCCCATCAATGGATGGGACGACATCTTCCTCGCGGAGCATGCGTGAAACTTCGCACGTGCGCCGACCCCGGAAGAAAAAAGTGTTGCGATGGTACATAACACGAAATGGGTGGTGGTCTTCTTCAGCTCGTCAGCTACGGTGCGCAGGACATCTACATCACGGGTACTCCCCAGATCACCTTCTGGAAGATCCTCTACAAGCGCCACACCAACTTCGCCATGGAGTCCATTGAGGTCACCTTCAACGGCCAGGCGGACTTCAACAAGCGCGTCACCGCCGTCATCAACCGCAATGCGGACCTGATGTACCGCACCTACGTTCAGGTTGTCCTCCCCGCCGTCGACCTCGTCAACGGTGGCACCCAGCTCAATCGCTTCCGCTGGCTGAACTACATCGGCCACCGCCTCATCAAGGTGGTTGAGCTCGAGATCGGTGGCCAGCGCATCGACCGCCAGTACGGTGACTGGATGCAGATCTGGACCCAGCTCACCCAGGATGCGGGCACCGTCGCCGCCCTCGATGACATGATCGGCAACTCCCACGACCTCGTCCTCATGAAGGACCGCGTGGGCTACTCCCTTGATGCCTCCTGCGCGGGTGCCGAGCTCACCAACTCCTGCGCCCCTCGCGCGGGCACCCCGGCCAAGACTCTCTACATCCCCCTCCAGTTCTGGTTCTGCCGCAACCCCGGCCTCGCGATCCCGCTCATCGCCCTCCAGTACCACGAGGTCCGCATCAACGTGGAGTTCGAGCAGTGGATCAACTGCTGCTACTACGAGCAGATCAACGCGACTGCCGCCTCCACCGCGATCCAGTCCCTCACCGCCGCGTCCCTCTACATCGACTACATCTACCTCGACACTGAGGAGCGCCGCCGGTTCGCCCAGCAGACCCACGAGTACCTCATCGAGCAGCTCCAGTACACTGGCGCCGAGTCGATCACCTCCTCGTCCAACAAGATCCAGCTGAACTTCAACCACCCCGTCAAGGAGCTTGTCTGGGTTGTTCAGCGCGACTCCTTCGTCGACTGCACCCCGGGCCAGAACTTCATCGCGGAGGTCAACGGCTGCCAGCCGTTCAACTACACGGATGACTTCACCACGGAGGGTGTTGTCATGGACATCCTCGGCCGCGGCTCCCTCGGCGGCGGGGCCAGCACCACTGCCCTCAACCCCAACGGCATCAACTCCCAGATCCCCACCACCTCCGGTGACGGCCCGTCTGGCCCCTACCTGCCCGGCCTCGGCATCAACCCCGGCCCGTCGCTGGGTGGTGCGTCTTGGCTCGACTCTGGCTCCAACCTCGGGGAGGAGGTCTTCGCGGCCACCACCAACTACCTCCTCGCCAAGGTCATCCTCGCCTCCGGTGTTCGCTGCGAGGGCAAGAACCCCGTGGAGGTTGCCAAGCTCCAGCTCAACGGCCAGGACCGCTTCACGGAGCGCGAGGGCCGCTACTTCGACGTGGTCCAGCCCTACCAGCACCACAGCCGCACCCCCACTCGCGGCATCAACGTGTACTCCTTCGCGCTCAAGCCCGAGGAGCACCAGCCCAGCGGCACCTGCAACTTCTCCCGTATCGACAAGGCGACCCTCCAGCTCACGGTGTCCGTCAACACTGTCCGCTCTGGCCGCACTGCGCAGGTCCGCGTGTACGCCGTGAACTACAACGTCCTCCGTGTCATGTCCGGCATGGGCGGCCTCGCGTACTCCAACTAAACACCAGAACTTCAAGGTCGTCGGGGGAGGAACACGGGGGAAACCCCACACAATGACGGTGGAACTCCGCCTTCATTTTGTCACGGGTAATAGTGCTTTTGACCATTCTCCCGAAGAATGTACGTATCAACTCGCGCCGCGTCCAGAAACGTAATGGGGACTTGAACGCGACGTGTAATCAGGGCCTCTGGATTCCAAGAGACTCCAAGCTCTCGGTTGAACTCTCGAAGGTCTCGAAAACACCAAGTCTTCTTGAACTGTCCGAATGTTGTGAAGGCAAACCAGTCAAACCCGTCTCCCTTCTTGGCAAGATAGGCTGGGGGCGATTCAAGAATAGACGCAAGATAGTCTGGGTCAAGCTCCAACATCGAGTCCGTTCGAATCCGAAGCACACGGTCTCCGTCTGAGAGATAGGGTCCCGCAAGCAAACAGACGAGCTGAACGCCGTACATCATCTTATAGGTTGAGAGGATCCCTCTTGGCGACAGCGAAAGTTGGCGATGCTGCACGGTCTGTGTTCGCACCATGGTTCTGATCTCCGCATCGGTGGGTTCTGGGGTTGCTTGGAAGACGTCCACGGCCGCACGAACATTTGGGCTCTCCGTCCACGTTGAGAGGAAGATGCGCGAGGATGGAAGCTGTCTGCGAATTGACGCAATCACACTCAGAACGGACTCTTCCGAGGGGCGAATCGGGCCCGACATGAGAACGTTCGTTGTCATTTACCAGTTCTTGCCGAGCTCTTTTCTCAATCGATATACGCCGAGTGGTTTATGCGTTTCTCAGCACACTCTACAAATGGTTCCCTACACTGATCTCTTTGCCCCCCTCAATCCACACCTTTATCGAACCCTGCACTCCGGACCTCGTCCGGCGGCTGTTCATTCTGCGACGCGCAATCCTCCACGGATTCTCTGCCGTGAAGAGGAGACACGAGCGAACATCGCTCGGTTTGGGTTTTCGGATGCACTGTACGCCCCCCACACCGTCTGGTTTCCGACCCAGACCCTTTCACGCCGTCAGGCATCAGTGCTTCCCACAGCCACTGTTCTTCATCTGAACTATCAGTGGTCGACGGAGTACTTTCACTTTCTAACGGAAGTTCTCCCGAATGTACTGTTGGTCCACTCGGCGTTTCCCGACTGGATGCCGATTCACTGTCCGATTTCGCGGTTTACACTTGCTGCATTTCGGTGGGCGGGGATTCCGAACCCCATCATCGCAACGCCGCCACCGAGCGGGGCAGTTCAGTGGGTCCCTCCCTACGTTGAGTGTGGAAACCCGTCCTCTCAAAAAATCAAGGCCCTCCGAACTGTCGTCGAGGCGAAGGCACGCTTTGAGTCGACCCATGGAATTCTCATTCGCCGTCATGGGACGCGCGAACTTCTCAACGACGAAGAGGTCCTCGCAACTCTACAAGAGCTTGCTCCCCATCTCACATGGGTTGTCTACGATATGCTTCCGTTTGACGAGACCACGGAGCTCTTTTCCAAAGCTGCGTGGATCGTCGGTCCCCATGGCGCAGGATTGACGAATATGCTGTTTAGCCCGACGGGAGTGCAGATTCTCGAATGCATGCCGATCACAGACACAAACCTCTGTTACTGGCACCTCGCGGAGATGCTTGGACATTCGTACTCCATGCTCCCCCTGGACTGCGATGGTCGTGGCAATATGCGCGTGGATCTCGATGAGCTTCGCATCCATGTAGCTACGATTGGTCTGACCTCCACCAGACCACAATTGGACGATGGCGAGGCTCCGCTCTGCGTTGGATAGATTGATGGAATCTATCGGCTAGATACAATGGTTGTTCTTGAGGTTGGCAGCTGTGATGGACGCGACGGACTTCAGTGGCATGCGAGGGGCTACAATGTCATAGCCTTTGAACCGAAGAAAGATCTCTATAGCGCCATCGTTGGGAGAACGAACCACCTCGCAACGAAAACTCCGTACTTTCGCGTTGTCAACAAAGCTGTGTCGCTTGTTGATGGAGAGATCGACTTTCATCTCTGCACGGCTGGAGGTGCAAGTTCCATTCTTCCGTTCAAGTCGGATTCAGAGCTGGAGGCGCACTGGACCGCCCAGCGCACTGACATTCGCTATTCAGGCACCTCCTACAAGGTCTCGTCGACTCGTCTCGATACGTTCCTTGAAGAGTCGGGCCTGACGGCAGAGCCAATCGAGTACCTGCACGTGGATGCACAGGGCGTTGACTTGGATGTCCTGAAAAGTCTGGGGACGTATATCAACAACGTCCGTGCGGGCGTTGTTGAGACGTGCTACCAGTTAGACAAGGCGATCTATGCGACACAAAAGGACGACGTACTTGCCGTGACGTCGTGGCTTGCTGCACAGGGGTTCATGATTGAACGTGTGGAATCGAATGATGTTACACGATGTGAGTGCAACGTCTTTTTCCGTAGGATAGCGTAGACCATTCGCCAGTGGATCGCGACGAACGTGTCTTCATAAACTCCCACCTCATACAACTCAGTCGCGCCAATACATCTTGACACCGTTGGGCTTGAGGACATACATTTCTACGCGAGAGTGGTCTAGGTACGAAATCGGAACAGGGACCTTCCTCTGGATCAACGCTTCGGGATTGTATGCGAGGGGGACTTGTTTGTTATAGTCGTTGAGATCACGAAACAACCAAACTTGGCGAAACAGTCCGAACGACGCCAGTGCAAACCAATCAAATCCATTCCCCTGTTTCGCAAGATACTGCGGTGGAGAGGAAAGGAGGGACTGGAGGTACTCTGGCTGAAACTCAAAGAATGAATCAGTTCGAGTGCGCAACACGAGGTCGTCGTCAGAAATATGAGGGCGTGCCAGTGCACAGACTCGCTCTACGCCATAGACCATTTTGTACATAGATAGCCGACCCCCAGCAGTTGTATCGGGAAGCGTTGCGTGTCCAATCGTGGTGGTTGGTACATCTCTCCGAATCGCGTCATCGGATGGCTCTGGAGTGCACTCATAGACGTCAACCGCCTTCCGAACTGCAGGAGACTCTGTCCACGTAGAGAGAAAGATACGAGACGATGGGAATTGCCGACGGAACGATGCAATGTTAGCGAGCACGTCTGCTTCGGATGGGCGGATTGGACCCGACATTAGAATTGTTGGCACCATTGTCTTAGCAATCGCTTTATTCGTCGGAGATTTCACGAACGAACACGTGAAGCCCGCTTCGCGGAAGGTGATCTTCAATACAGGTGTGGGTCGGTTGATTCGGGTCGAGGTCTTCGCCACACAGCATGACAATTCGGTCGGGAGGATAGGCACGCCGCACTTCCTCCCAATAGGGCAAGCTGCGATGCAGGCTTCCATAGATCACAAGATCAAAGGCCCCCGACCGCAGGTCCTCGATGTGAACGGGGGGAGGCTTCGCGGTAACCGGAATCACGCGAGAATAGGAAAATCCGCGTCCGTAGAGCCTCTCGGGATGCGGATAGTCCTCGTAGATATGGGGAACGAGGACTGAGTCTACGCAGCGAGCTCCAAGGATCTGCTTCATTCCAATCAGAGTGAGGCAGCGAAGGTAATCGGGGTTCGGGTCACCGCTGAGAAAGAGCACACGGTTCGGGGCTGGACATCCGACTGTGTCAAATACATACTGCGCCATCGCACGACAGGTGAGATGGGCCCGCGTATACGCGAGGAGCTCGGGAAGAAAGGCGCTCGGAGTCTCAGAGGCCATCGCAGCGCGGACCAACTCCTTGGGATAGTGTGTCATCGTATTCGCGGGACATGCGTCGAGATCTCGGAACCACGGAATACACCCGTTCGCGAGGATCTCATAATGCCGCAAGCAGTCCCATCCTCCCTTTTTGCACGTGTACCCAAACAGACTTGTCTGGTAGTCCTTGGCATACGATGCCTCATCTGAAAAGATATACGTGGACGGGTCCCCAGGGACGATGTGTCCATACTGTTTCGTCTTCTCGGGGACGGAGGCCACAATCTTCGACTCGGGGATCGAGAAGGAAATAGGATATACAGGCATCGCCTTTCTATTGGTAAAATGATCAAGACTAAGTTCCTTGCACAGTGTGCCACGCCGTCCGATATCAATGAACACCTCCCAACCCTTCGCGCCTATGCGTCTCAGTGCACGCACGTCACCGAGTGTGGTGTGCGTACGGTCGTGAGCTCCTATGCCTTTGCGGCCGCCCTCCTGTCGAAGCCCGACGCTCGTCTTGTCCAAGTCGATCTTCATCGGCATTCGAACATCGATGCGTTCCAGCGCGAGTGTGCAGCCGAGGGCCTTCAGACGATCTTTCACGCCCAGAGCGACCTCACCTGCCCTCTAGAGGAAACCGACCTTCTCTTTCTGGACACATGGCACGTGTATGGACATCTCAAGCGTGAGCTTGCGCGGTGGCACGGAGTTGTCAAGAAGTACATTCTTCTCCACGACACGACAGTCGACGAATGGGAGGGCGAGACCGTTCGGTGTGGATGGGATGCAGCCCGCCAGAGCCGAGAGACGGGGATCCCTGTGGACGAAATCCGAAAGGGACTTTGGCCCGCGGTCTCGGAGTTCCTCGCTGAGCATCCGGAGTGGACGCTTCTTGAGCGCTATGTGAACAACAATGGGCTCACTGTGCTCGAGCGAACAACTCCCGAAGAACTCTAGCGTCCCGTACACGATCGTTTGTCTTGACGCGATGATGGAACGGAAGCTGAGAGGTAGGGGACGGAATCATGCCGAGTGACATGCCGTCCATGCTATGATCGACACGAGGCGCCGGAAGGATCGGAACTCCCCACGACGCGATCGCGCTTCCGATCGAGACATCGTCCAGAAACACACCGGGCGGGTTCTCTCGCACAAGGCGTTCGATGAGGTCGGGAGTGATAGTGAACCCGGAGCCCGATGCAAACCGAATCCCCTCGTGCTCTCCTACAACGCCACTATAGAGTCCCGTCCGCGGGAGACCTGCACAAAACTGGAGATACAGAGGGATGTTCACAAAGGAGGAGAGGTTCGTTCGGAAGACATACGCATAGCGAGAGAGGCGAGGGGCGAGAAGCCGAAAGGCCCGCATCTGCTTCTCATAGAGAGCGTCGAGCGTCTCTTCGCATCCAACAAACATGGTATCCCCATCGATGAAATCCGTCTTGACGTTCGGATGGGCCTTGTAGAACACAATATCCACACGCGGATGGGAGGCACTCCTCCACGCAGACTCGAACGCTCGATAGATCGGGTCTGTGTCACTCGCAAGGACAAGAATGAGAACTCGGAAGGTGTCCATATTTACATGTAGACTGGGAACCCTTATAAATTGATGTGGACGAAGGAGGATATCCTTACAAGCGACAGGTTTCTTGCAGCCTTCCCGTCCAACTACCATAAGATGGACGTCTTCTATGCACGGCAGGGTGTGATTTCGTGGAGAGGACGTCTCTGCCACTGCCCGCCTCGGTCCGAGACACTGATCGTCTCAGGCCACTCGGATTTTCCGATCGTCGATGCGCTTCTGAACGTGTATCCGCACGCGACGTGGTGGGGGACGAACACCCAGTCGTCCAGAGCTCGTGGTCTCCCACTTGGGATTACCAACGCGACAACAGAGTCGGAGGTCCATCCGATCTACGGAGACCTTGACAGTATGGTGGAGGTTGCCTCTCGTCCCCGCGAGATCAAGGGTCTCGTCTACATGAACTTTTCAGTCGAGACCTACCCCGAGGAACGGCGGCGTGTCTGGTCTCTGTTTTCGGGGAAGTCGTGGGTGACGACGGGATCCCACGTCCCAACTCGCGAGGGTCGAACGGCCTTCCTCAACGATCTCCGCGATCACTCCTTCGTTCTGTGTCCGCGTGGAAATGGGATTGACACCCATCGCCTCTGGGAGACTCTGTATATGGGGAGCATTCCGATCGTGCGATGGGATCCTGCACACGCGGGATGGACTGATCTTCCGATTCTCTTCGTCTCATCGTGGGAGGAGGTGACGGAAGAGCGCCTCCGCTCCGAAGAAGTCCGAATTCGGGCGTCCGAGTGGAATTGGAAGAAGTTACACGTTCAGTACTGGATCGATACTATACAGAATGAGGATCGGAACGGTCGTCACGGCCACTGACTCCAATCCCCTCTACGCTGAGTTCATTCCTCTCTTCGTGAAGGCGTGGTCTTGCGTTCTTCCAGAGGCTGACATCTGCATTCTCTACATCGCAGACGAGATCCCCGAGTCGCTTCGTCCATACGAACGGTTCCTTCGGCGGATCCCACCGATTCCGGGACTTCACACGGCCTTCCACGCGCAATGCATTCGACTCCTCTACCCTCGTGAGGTGACACGGCCTGAGGGAGTTCTGATCACAGACATGGATATGATCCCCATGTCTCGATCCTACTATGTCGATAGCATTCGCGGACTCCCCAACACTGCATTCGTTGTCTATCGTGACGTGTGTCTTCCGTCCGAGATTGCGATGTGCTACAACGTTGCGCTCCCTGCAACGTGGGCGTCTGTGTTTGGGTCAACACCAACCCAGACACTCCTCGAGGAGTGGCATGCGCCGACCAACTATGATGGACTCCATGGAGGCGTTGGCTGGAATACAGACCAAGTGATTCTGGTGAAGGCCTTCAATGCGTGGACGGGTCCGAAGGTTGTTCTGAATGACACGCTTACAAAGTTCGCCCGACTCGATCGAGTCATGCCCGAAGATCTCTGGAAAACCGAGTTGCCTCGGATTCGTAGACTTATCAAGCAGGGATTCTTTGCCGATTATCACTGCCTTCGCCCGTATTCCGCCCACAAGGAAATGAATGACTGGGTGCTTTCGTGTCTACAAGAAGTTCGCTGGACAAGGTAATGTACGTGTTCTCATTCTGTCTGTACGGTCCCTCAAATCCTCGCTATTACTCGGGGATGCTTGAGAACGTCGAGCTCGCTGCGCGCCACTTCCCCGGCTGGAAGGTCTATATCTACGTTGCGCCTGATGTCGATCCTGACATGATCGAGACCCTCGCTGCACGCTCGAACGTCGTCCTTCGCGAAACCAACATCGCGGGACCCCCCAATATGATCCACCGATTCTACGCAATTGATGAGCCAGAGGTCGATCTCATGATGGTTCGGGATGCAGATAGTCGGATTCACTGGAAAGATCGCTGGGCCATCCGCGATTTCCTTCGGCGCCCGAACTATCTCGCCCACACGATCCGTGATAATCCCGAGCATAAGTCCGAGATGCTCGGGGGTCTCTGGGGGCTCCGAAAGAGTGCAGGTCTCAACCTCCACGAGCTCTATTCCACCTATGTCGAGGACATGAGCAGAGGGCCTCGACACGGACACGATCAATGCTTTCTCGCGGATGTTCTCTATCCAATTATCCGCCCGCGGTTGCTCGTCCACTATAGCTGTGGCAAGTTCCTCAAGCTTGAAGCCGCGCTCGAATTTCCGTTCGAATGGGCCGACGATCACTACTTCTGTGGAGCTGTTGTCCTCGGTCCTTTTGAGGACATCCCAGAACCTCCGTCGTCCCTTCGAATCGTAGAGACTGGGATTGGACCGGTTGTGATTCCCCGGCGAGACACGACGGAGACGATGCAAACGAAGACGTATCCTGTCCTCGCTAGGGCTCCCCCAGACATACCGTTGGCCACTCTCGTTGCATCCACAGCCTATCGGACTGGATCTGTCCCGACCATTTTGCATCTCCTTCGCAGACGTTGATTTCGTTTACAGAGGTTTGATGAAACATCACAATGAACGTGTTCTCGTTCTGTCTTTTCGGACCCGAGACCCCAAAATACTACAGAGGTCTCTTCGAGAACATAACTCTCGCAGAGACCTACTTTCCTGACTGGAAGGTGTACGTCTATTACGCCCCCGATATCCCCGAGGAAGTCGTGGACAGACTCGGCCGCCACGCGAATGTTGTCCTTCGCCCGACGGGAGTCTATGGAGTCATCAACACAATTCACCGCTTCTACGCAATCGACGAGCCGGAGGTCGATGTCATGTTCGTTCGCGATGCAGACAGCCGGATCCAGTGGAGGGACCGCTGGGCCATCCGTCAGTTTTTGGCCCATCCCGAGTTCGTTGCGCACAGTATTCGGGATCATGTTCAGCACACGGCGAAGATGCTCGCAGGGCTCTGGGGGCTTCGGAAATCGGCAGGGCTGTGCATGCGGGACGAGTATGCGTCCTATGCATCCTTCCCGAATCCCACCCACGTGTTTGGTCACGATCAGAACTTCCTCGCAGACATTCTGTATCCGAAACTGAAGTCGAAGCTTCTGGTTCACTACAGCAACGGACGCGTGTTTTCGGAGGAACATGCGGTTGAATTCCCGTTTCAATGGATCAACGACGTCTACTGCGGTCGGGTTGAACTCTCGTGGATGTAAACTTTCTGGGCAGAAGATAAATGGAAGGTGAACAAACCGCAGGCGCACGCAAGGCGATCGGCTCTCGGGCTCAGGTGATGCACAACACGGCCCACCACACCAGTGGCGGTCTCACGAAGCGCGACCTCAAGTACAACAAGTGGGGCCGCATCGTCTCCAAGAAGCGCTCGACGCTCGCCAAGAAGACCCGTCGTCTCGAAAAGGCCGGCTACAAGGCCACCAAGGGCAAGTTCGGCGTGAAGAAGGTCAAGAAGGGCGGTGCTGACGGCGACGAGGAGTAAACTCTCGGGGAAAGATAATGATCCCTTGGACAGCTCTGTTTGCTGCGACGGCATGGGTGGACTTCGCCGTCATCGTTCTCTCGAAAGTGTTTCCTCTGACCAAATCCCTCGCAACGTGGTACGCAGACTTCGGTCTCAACGCCGTTGGGATGGATGTCCTCATCATCGTCCTCGGCATTGCGCTGGCCAAGCTCCTGTTCCCGGCAGCAACCGGGCTGATGCTTATCGGGATTGCCGTGGCGATTCAGATCGTTCATGACCTCCTCTTCTACGGAATCATCCTCATTGTCCCTCCCGGACAGAACCGCGTGATGGATCTCTTCAAGCGCTATGCCGCGGAGGGATCCTGGAAGATCATCGTCGCCGATTCAGCGATGGTCGCGGCCTCTGTGTACGGCATGGAAACGCTCGATGCTGTGCTCACGGATGACCAAGTCCTCTGGACCGGTCTCCTTGGGCTCTATTCCCTGCTGTATATCCTCTATACCAAATAGCAAATGGGCGGGGGCTTATTCGGTACCGAACTCGCGCTCAATCCCAAATGTCTTGTCTTTTCTGCGTTCGTCCTCGTCGTCTACTGGCTCCCGCATCCTGTTGCGCTGAGCCATCGGATTGTGATGGCCTTCATCCTCGCGTGTCTGGCGTATGTCAGTCTCGCATGGTATGATCTGATGTATGCGTGTACTGACCGACTGAAACCCACGGCCTTGGGCTGGATGTGGAAGTGGGCCAAGCCGCAAGAATATGAGGAGGCGTATGATGCGCTTCCCGAGACGACCAAGAAGGTCATTCGCACCATCGACATCGTTGTTCTCGTGGTCTTGGTTGCGCTGTTGGCGTACCCCTTCTTCGTAAAGTCTCGGTAAAGGACAATGGACCTTCCCACAAACGCTGCAACTGGAAAGGATACCGAGCAGGAGTCGGAAATGACGACAGTCCTTGGACTTCGAATCCCCACTGAACAGATCTGGAAGGTCGCTGTTGGGATTGGTGCCGCGGCCCTGGTTGTCCTCGTGATCATCTTCGTCCTCATGCCCTCCGGCTTCTCCTTCCTCGCCGCCAAGAATGCCACGGGTCTCGTGAGCTATATGTGGCTTTTCGGGAGTTACATGATTGGCTTCCTCCTGATCGCCGGTGCCTTCTTTGGAGCGATCGTGGGGATCCTCTACGCCATCTATGGTCCGCGGTAAGCCACTTACAAGTCCCGCCGAGGGGTATACAAAATGAGTGACGACATCGTAGTGGCGAAGACGGTTCAGACGGCCCCCATCCGCACTCTTGCTGAAGGTCTCAAGTCGATGCTTGTCGAGATGAGCCTGGTCTTCGACGCCGAGGGCATCCGCATGGTCGCGATGGACAACACCCGCACTGTGTTCACCCACATGCGCCTTCATGCAAACAAGTTTGAGCACTACGAGTACAACCACTCGGCGCCCAAGTTTGACGTCGGTCTCAACACCGACCACTTCTATCGCGTCGTCAAGACGGTCACCAACGACGATACGATCACGTTCAGCGTCTCCAAGTCCGAGTCCAATCACCTCACGATCACGCTCGAGAACGGCGAGAAGAAGCGCCGGGTTCGCTACAAGATCAACCTCCTCGACCGCGACGAGTCTGACATCAAGATGCTTGACACCGAGTTCGCCACGCGGATTACCATGCCGTCCCTCGACTTCCAGAAGATCTGCCGGGACATGACCCTCCTGTCTGCCAAGACGGTGGACATCAAGAACATCGGCTCGACGCTCACGTTCACCTGCAAGGGCCCGTTTGCCTCGCAGACCGTGACCCTCGGAGATAGTGCGTCAGAACTCAGCATTTCCAAGAAGGAGTCCAACGAGATCGTCTCGGGAACCTATTCGCTTCCCCACCTCGTGCTCTTTACCAAGTGCTCGAACCTCTCCAACAACCTCGAGATTCACATGAAAAATGACTGGTTCATTATGATCCGCTACGTGATCGCCAATCTCGGCGACATCAAGCTCTGTCTCATGCCCTGCTCTGCGTAAAGTGTTGCGAAAGACCAAATGTCGGGCAAACCGCCGAAGCATCCCCCGAAGTTCTCCCAGCAAATCGACAACCTGATTGCGGAGGCAGAGCCTCGAATTGTGAAGGCTGCCGAGGAGGCGTTTGAATTCGAACGGAAAGCCACTGCAGTTCGGAATGTCGGTGCGAAGGACCCGACAATGGACTCCGTTGCGAAGAATCTCGAGGAAAAGGCGGCGAAGGCGTATGCCAAAGCTGAGACTATCGATCGCTTCGTGGACAAAGAAGTTGCAAAACGGGAAGCCCAACTCGAAACACTTGCCACCGAAGGGGTTCAACCTGCGTTTTCCTCTCGCGGGAAGACAAGTCAAGTTCGTCTTCCGATGTCTGGCAAAGGAACTCGTCGTAACAAAACATCGGGCGGAGACATCGTCACGCACCTGCTGACCATCCGCAATCAGATCAAGCTCTACCACTGGCAGACGGGGTCGTTTGCGCGTCACACCGCGACGGATGCCCTGACGGCGACGCTGGATACAAATATTGATGCATTCGTGGAGTCCTATATGGGACGCTACGGACGCCCCAAGGTTTCGGGGTCCATCAAGCTTCATAATTTCAGTGAGTCGGCTGCCAAGTCCTTTGTCGCCCAGCAGACTGCCTACCTCACCAAGGTCCTTCCCAAGAAGATCGGCAAGGATGATACCGACCTCCTCAATCTCCGCGACACGATCCTCGGCGACCTCACCAAGGTTCTCTATCTCTTCACGCTGGCTTAAGCGATTCTCTGAATCGTAAGAATAATCGACGGGATATCCGGAATCGTTGGAGTACCAGTTCCCCGGGTGATCGCAACAATGCGGGCATTCGTGTTATCTCCGACCATATACAGCTGGAATCGGTCTCCGGCGGTGAAGGACAGAAAATACTCAGCGGTCAGACAGGACTCGACTGCAGCCGAGACGCGAATCCGAGTGTTGCTA